ATACGCAAATGGATTGCTTGATTTTTCTGGATCAAAGTTATTAATACACATGATAGCGTTTTCAAGACCATCTGCGATCATATCATCTCGATACGTGTAGTTAATAAAATTGGGTTTGTATGCTAATCTATTAGCAATCTGATAAATGCATTCGCCGATGTAGTTTGGAATTCTAGGTGGCTCTTCACCAGAATCTTCTGCTTCACGCACGGCCTTCTTGTACTTTACCATAGCCTCTAGAAATTCAACATTGTTAACGTAATTTCTTTTTCTTTTCTTTACTGTAAGGGTCATACTCCCTCCTTTTCTATATAATCAGTATATCATATTATGTGTTAAATGTCAACAACTTAATAACTTTTTCGTGTAATATTCATTTTGTTGTTGACATTTCCTGTAGCTGTGGTATAATCCTTATAAGGGTTGAAAATAATTAATGTATCTTAGATAATCTGGATTCTGCAAGGGCATTGAATATGTCTTCTAGCTCATTTGTAAATTCAGAATCTTCAGATAGCTTTGATCTCTGTTCTTTCTCATTCATACTGTGTAGGAACTCTTCGTAGTAATCAATTGCTTTCTTATTTGCTAAGTTAAAGCAGATGTAATCATTCTTAGATATTTTAACAGCATTGACTTCAGAAAACATCAACCAGCTCTTGGCAAACATGCCTAGGCTTGGATCAATTATAATCGATATTGGTGTTATCACTTCGATATTCAGATCATCTTTTGATGCTAGATAACCTAATAGGTCTTCTCCATTTCGCATTTTGATATGTACAAGTTCCATAGTGTCATCCTTTTATGTCTACGTTGTATATCTTAAATTCAAATCCTTCATCATTATAGATTTTAACTCTTTCGACAAAATGTCTTACTGCAAAATTCTGTGTGTTCTTCCACTGAAGATCGTCGACAACATCATACAATACTGCCGAAGTTTTACCATCTCCACGACGGAGCACACGACCGATTGATTGTAGGTTTCTAATTCTGCCCTTTGATGGTGATGCAAAAATTAGATTGTCAAGTTCCGGTAGATTCACACCTGTGGAAAAGGTTCCGTATGATGCACAAATGATATTACCCTTTGTCTTTCGTACATCGTGTCTGATGGTTTCCCGCTCTTCAGTTTTCACACCACCGTGAATAAAGTGTACTGCATGTTCCTCAGACTTATTTAGCATGTCGTATAATTGCTGTCCATGTTTTTCAACGTATTGAAATAAGATCAATGTATTTCCAGGAAGATTCCACGCTAAATTACGGACAAACAAATTTCTCGATTGGTTTCTAACAATCCAGTCAATTTCTTCCTGATATGACTTGCCTTTGTTTTCCTTCTTAATCTCGTCTGGATACTTAAGTACTAATGCTTTGATTTTGAAGCTAGCGAGAACATTATCATCGATAAGTTTCTTTGTTTTGGTAACGGTGAATACCGAACCAAACAAGCCTTCTAGTACTAATTTATGAGTCTGCGTACCATCGAGTGTACCTGTTAATCCATAACGATATTTTACGTGAGGCATCTTCTCAAGAATTGATGTAAGCGATTTAGCTTTGAAGTTGTGAGCTTCGTCACCGAACACTACATCAAATTTTTCAAAGAATGCTTTTGGCATCTTGTAGATTGATTGCCATGTCGAGATCGTGATTTCAGCATCAACATCTTTTTCCATACCACCGCGAATCTTGTGTATGTCAAGTTTCTTTCCCTTGTTATATTCAACAAAGTCTGAAGCCATTTGGTCTACAAGAGATGTTGTTGGCACAATTACTAGAATCTTACGATCTAACATGAGATGGTGTGCCATAATCAGATAGATAATAAACGACTTACCTGACGCTGTAGGAGAAAGAAATAGCGCGCGGTTATGTCTGATTGCGTGTACGATAGCATCATTCTGATAATCACGAACTTCAAATGCAGCATCTACTTGTTTAGCTAAATCATGTCCAAAGTCTTCTGGTACTGCTTCAGTCTCACCGAGTTCTTTTGATACTGTACACTCGTATCCTCTTTGATCGCAGAACTTTTTTATGTATGGAACAAGTCCAGCGTAGATGTAACCAGTCATTACATTCAGCATCCGTACTTTGCCATCCCAAACTTTGTTTCGAACTGCTGGCATAAACTTAGCACCTGGAACTTCGAACGTAAAGTACTCTGACATTTCCATCTTAATAGAAGGCTCAGTCTCTACTCTGACAAACACCTCGTTAATTTTTTCAATGTTTACACTATCTGTCATGATGAACCTGTTCTGAACTTACAATTATCCATGTGCCATCTTTTCATAACTGCTAACCTTCCTTGTTTATCACAGTGTGGGCAAATTAAAATCTTATTAAGATGTGAATTAGCACTTTTATGATAATCTGACATTTTAGACTTAGTCTCATCAGAAAGAACAGATCCAGTTTTAGATTTTGAAATTTTGGCCTTTGTTTCTTCGCTTAATACCGCATCTTTTCTCGGTCCAATGCGGCCTCTAATCTTTTCAGCTTGAATTTTATTTGCTGCTTTTTGTGCAGATGTACGATTTTCGCCTTTTAATTTTTGTTTGTCGTAACTCTTACCCAATTGCGATGGAGGGTATCCACCACCTCTGGCTATATTCCAACCTATGTTATCATTTGGTCTATAACTATTTTCGAGTTCTAAAGCTGATTCAAGTGAATCGCATTCGTGGATAATAACAAACGTAGCACCATTTTGTATTCGATTGTAAATATGGTTGCCAGTAGAACCACTCATATGCGTGCTTTTTCTTTTTTCAAAATTTGAAGAAACTCCTATATACCCTTCTGAATACGGGTCTAGGTGATCATCATATTTTAACCAATACACTACTGCAGTCATGTAAATACCTCCTAATACTATTTATATTAGAAAGTATTGTTGATCATAGCGAACCGGTTTTAAATCTTTCAAAGTCTACAATCGTTTTGAGGAGGAAGTTTCTATTATTGATTTGTTTTACGATTGATTCTAGGTATGCAACGATTTCTTCTTGTAAGCCAATCTTAAGTGAAAGCTTTACGACATCAACGTCGGCTTCAAGATGCTGTGGTACATCGGCCCGAAGAATTTTAAGTGGTTGTGGTTTCCAACCATGTTGCTTGAGTTCTTCTTCGTCAAGCTCTCCACGGTACCATTCACCTTTAAGCTTATAGAGGATTTTGTATTCGGCCTTTAGCTTCTTTAGCTTTAGACCTTCTTCAACGTACCAACGGAAGTATTTATTGTGAAGCTTTGGTACGTCTGTTGCGGCTTTTGATACATTCATCTGATCAATCTCGCCGTCTTTGGCCCACTCTTCGTATAGTTTTTCGATGCTCATTGTATATCTCCTTCACGTGTTTATGCCATAATAATACAGAATTGGAGAAATGTCAACTTTTTAATCTTTTAACCTCATGACCATTATGTTCGAACGTTATTTGGCATGTAGGATAAGTGATATTTGGAGAAGTAGTATCGAGAGATATTTGCCCTAAACTAATCGGGAAGACATCACGAAAGACAACTTCAAGTCCAGGATTTTGTCTGCTATCAAGGATGATAAGTGATGCATCGCTGTAGATGCCTTCTTCACTACTCGCAAGAGCCTTATATTGATCAAATGATTTAGGGTGAGTAAGACCAGCCATCCAGTCATAGATTTCATTATAACTATCCATGTATTCATCTACACGAACTGTAACCGAAAACGGCTCATGATTCAATCTATCACCAGGAACTGACAACGCTTTCAGCGGTGTTGGATATTCAATTGGAGTGATTGAAATGCTGGGAATGTCGACTGATTGAACAAAGAATGAAACGTTAGGAAGTCTCTTAATTAGGAATCTAAATCCTGTAGGCGAAAGAAAGTTTTGTTGCATTGACTTTTCCCATTACTATTGGTATCGTCTATATTTATACGGCATAAAAAAAGGGGCTCCGAAGAGCCCCTTAGTTGGAATCGGTTGCCCGATTCTCTTATTAAAGAATGTTTGTAACACGAACCTTGCGGTAGTACTTGTTGGTGTTTGCGGTAAGACCCGAATCACCATCAGAATCAGTCCACTGAGTGATACCCTTAGCGAATGGGTTAGCAACCATACCGTAGCGAGTCTTAAAGCCAAGCTTTGATTGGAAGCTGTTTTCACCAACTGCACGAACCATTTGTAGCGGAACGTATGGGCAATAGAACATACCAGCATCGAATGTTGAAGAACCTTTGTAGCCAACAACCATGTAGTTGCTGCCTGCATATGGGTCGATATATACACGGAAGCGGCCGTTAAGAACACCAGCAAAAGTGTTGCCAGTATCATCAACGTTTAGTGCATTGCTGTTAAGAGCTGGGGTATAGTCAAGGATGCCAGCCATTTGAAGTGCTGATGCAACGTCTGAAGAACAGATAAGGATGTTACCCTTGCCACGACGAGTATCTTTTGCAATCTGGTTAGCTTCACGCTCGATTTGGAACATCAAGCCCTTGAACTTCTCAACTGACCAACGGCCGTTAGCATCAACGTCAAGATCGAAAGTACCTGCAGTTGCAGTTGTACCAGCTTGTGCACCAACGGTTGCAACGTTATAAACTGTACGAACAACTTCACGGTTGATTTCAGCTAGCAATTCAGCTTGAAGCATGTTTGCTAGTTCTGATTCTGCGTCAAGACCATGGATAGCTTTCAAGTCTTGTGCAAGTTCAGTTGTGTATTCTGCTTTCAAAGCACGGCTCTTTGCAGTAACCGAAACTTTTTCAATGCTGAAAGACATTTGCTGGAATTCGCTTGAACCGCCACCAGTGCCTAGTGATTCAGCAGTTGCAGTTGACATACCGGTGCCAGTTCCCCACTGTGTTGTGTTAGCAAAGTCTGTTGGGAATGGTGAACCAGCGTGTGTACCAGTGCCAGTGAAGTCGGTGTCAGCTTCGTTGTAGAAAGCTTCGCCTGTTGCAGCAGTGGTGTTTGCATAGTTTGAGCGCATTGCAAAGATCAATCCAGTTGGACCGGTCATTGGCTGAACGCCAGCAATATCGTATGCAATTAGGTTAGGCATTGCACGACGAACAAGTGTGATAAGCACTGGATCGTAGTTAGCAGCAACGCCAGTGTTGTTTACTGGTGCAGCTTCTGAAAGGAAAGATGCTGGTGAGTAAGAAGAACCTTCTCTTAGAGCATTTTCTGTGTTTTCAAGAAGTTGTGCAGTAACTGCCTTACGGTGCGAGTCTTTGATTGAAGGAAGCGCAGTATGTTCAAGTACTGGACCCCACTTTTCAATAAGTTCATTGTTTCTCATTTTGTTACTTTCTCCTATTGTGGAATTAGATATAGTTATTTATATTATTTAAATCTTGCCATATTTATCAAGCGATGCAACATATGCTGCTACTGCATGATTCTTTAGTGATGGCTTAGCAGTTTCTACTTCTTCTTCAAGAATCTCTGATTGGTCTTCTGCACGAGCAACTGAGTTACCAAAATACGATTCTTTAATTGTTTCGAGTTTATCTGCATATGTATCGATTGAGTCATATGAAATACCTTCAGCTAGAACCTTAAAACGTTCTACGTCGGTATCAACCATGCCTTCTGTAAAGTATGCAAAAGCTGCATTCTTTTCAAGTGATGATTTTTCTTCACGAACTGCTACTAGTTCTTCAAATAGTTGATTGTACTTAGCGTTTGTTTCTTCAATTTGCTCTTCCATTGCTGCAATTGCATCAACTTCATCTTCGTCAATTTCAAGATTATGTTCAACCATAATGTTTCTTAGATTTGCAAAAAGTGATTCTGCAACATTAACCTTATAGCCAACTTCAAGTGCAACTTCATTTTCTTTCATCCAGCTTTCAACTACGTAGTCAAGATACGCGTCAAGTTTTGCTGTAAGTTCTTCAACAATTGCATCTGTCTGTTCTTCAAGAACCAAGTTGAATTCTTCTTCAAGTTCTTCACGAACTTCTTCAACTTTTTCGTGCACTGCTGCTTCAAAAATCGTTACGGTCTTTTGCTTGAATTCTTCTGAAAGTTCTGCATCACCGAATAGTGAAGCAATCATTTCTTGTAGACCAGCATTATTAGTACCCTGTGGTGTTACAACTGGCGTACCGGTTTGTGTTGCACCTGGTGCTTTGAAAACATCGCCTTTACGCTTCTTAACTGCACCACCTGCACCGACAACAGCATCAGCAGAATATGACTCTTCGCCGGTTGCTTTTGCTTCGTCAAGTTCCTTGTCTAGCTCTTTATCCATTTAAGGTCTCCTTATTAAAGATTTATTATTCAGTATTATTTATAAGAATTAAGTATTACAAACTATTTAAAAAGCGTTTAAAGACCATTGCGGCCTTAGCTTCATCAATTTGGTTATAATTCTTCTTCACTTCTTCTTCAATTTGGTCAAAAGCATTAGCAGAAACCCATGAAGATAATGCAACATCGTACACCCATGTTACGCCTTCCATAATACCTTTTACGAAAGCATCTGGCGCTGAAGGGTCTGCAACGATGTCGCCAGCTGTAGCAAGCATGAAGTCATTTTGAACTTCCATGATTCCTTCTTTGTTAGCTTTAACCGAACCCATTCCACGAGAAGAAATTCCGAGTTGCGCACCGCTGTCGATAAGACCTTTGACTACATCACCCATAGGTGTCTTAGTAATCTTTGCACGACCAACAACGTTTGAGCCATCAGCCTTTAACTCAGTAAACATGTGTGATACACGGTCAAGGTTAATGGTTGGCCCTTGTGGGTGGCCAAGTTCGCCGAAAGCTCTGTTCTTTGAAACATAGTTTTCGTTA